CAAAAACGTTGGCCATTCGTGCAACTTCGAATTTTAAGTGCTCGGTGGCGAGCTCTCCAGCCTTCACTCCGGCATCGTTCAGCACCTGCTGGAGTTGCGGGCGAATTCCGGCGATCGTCTTGATCGAGTGATTCAGCGACAGCATCACCCGGCGGTAGTCGTGCGCGGTGAATCTCTTGTCAGCGTCGATGCCGTCACGGAGCCAACCCGCAAGATCCTTGGTCAGTTCCTTCTTGGCCTCCACCAGCGCTGGCAAAAGCTTGCGCATGGTGTCTGGGTGCATCGCCGCAACGTCGGCAGCGAGTTCATCGAGCATGGCCTGGACGCCCTGCTGCGCCGGTGTGCCAGGGTGCTTGGGCGCATCATGGCCAGGGCCCCGAAAGGCGCCTGGCATTATCGGACTGCGCGGCATTTTCTATGGGCGCTTGCTGCTGAACACCCGCCCCGTGGCCGGTGGCCTAGCTGTCGTTTTCACGGTTGTGCCGAGTGCCGCTGCGCGCTTGGAGGCCCGATCGTCCTCTTCCTCTTCCTCTTCCTCTTCCTCCTCATCATCATCATCATCGTCATCATCATCATCGCCTCCGGCAAGCATTGGATCCTCCAGCATCATCGAGTCCATCGTGACCATCGTCTCAACCTCGGAGCGAATCGCAGCCACGTCTTGCTCGGTCACCTCGTCGCCCATGACGGTTTTGTAGATGCGCAGCAAGTAGGCTTTCAGGAACGTTGGCGACTTCAGCGGCACACCGTTTAGGAGCTCCACGGCCTCCTTCACAGCTGCCATAACGTCTGTGCTGTCGAATTTCTCGGCACCATCCACGCGCGGATCCAGCGCCACTTCTTCGCGTGCAGAGGACACCAGGGCCACCATATCGCGCATGGCGTCGCGCATTTCGCTGCCAAGGGCCTTCAGGACCACAGTTGCCGCGGCCTTATCCTCCTTCTTGGAGTCACCGGAGCGGCCAAGTGCTGCCGATGACATATCAGCAGATAGGGCCATGGAAAACATAACGCGGTGCATCTCACGCATGATCTCAGCGCATGACTCGCGCCCGGCGATAAACGGATCGACTGGTGGCCCAATGAACGACGCGCTATCGCCGTCGCCGCGGATCTGCGAATACCCCTGGCCTCTGGCCTGGTTGATTCCACGATCTGGGTCGTCGGTGATCTCATGGTTCGGCGATGTCCCATCGTCCTCGCCTGCGAGAAATTCGTACAGAATCGAGAACAGCGCCTTGTATTCGGCCCACGCCACGGCGTTGCGTTTGTTCAGGTGTTCGCGCGCCAGCGACTCCAGCTTGCCCATGGCCCACATGCCCTCGTCCAGGACGATGCGCACCATGGGAACCTTGCCAAACGCATGGAACCCAGAATCCACAAACGGAACCGGGGTCTTTTTCTTCGGCGGCTTCTTCTTCAGGTACGTAATTCGGTATCGCTCCCAGGACTCGCGCGTGTAGAAAGTGAATGTCTTGGTGATGCTGTCGCGAATCGCGCCAATATCAGCACGGTGATCGGACTCGTCACACACCAGCGCCCACTCCAGTTCGCCGTTCTCGTCGTCCTGCCAGTCGATCACGTACTCGGCCTTGACGCCAATGGCGTACGGATCAAGGAGGCCGCGGCGCTCCTGGTCTAAGAGGCTAGTGGGCGCCTCATCAGCCCCCATCGGCGCCTTCGGGAAGTCCAGTAGACACCAGGACCGGCGAGTGATCAGCGCTTCGCGGATCATGTCCAGCAGCATGTTGGCGCACGACTGCCGCTTACCGCTATCCGATGCCCGGCGACCCGGGCTAACGTCCTTCATGAAGTCGCGCCACCACTCTGGCAGCTTAGCCGCATCGGCTCCATCTGACTTTGAAGCTGGCGTAACAGAGATCGGATCTGCGCCGAGTCCAGCCACCAGATGATCAATGATCGATCCGGCGTATGGGAAGTAGTGGGCGCGCGCCACACGCTCCTTGTACACATCATCGTCCTCGCCACGATGCGATGGAAACAGGCGCTTCATCAGGGCCTTGTCGCGCAGCAGCTTTGGGCCACCGGCGTATAGCGCTCGGCATTCCTCCCATAGCTTCGCGTCATACTCTGGGTGGCGTTGCATGAACACCTCCCACAGCAACGCCCTGCCCTTCGGCTTTTCGCGCTCGGTGTCGTCTGCGGCCTCCTTGGCGGCAATTCTAGCGTTATAGATTTCAAGGCCAGCCTGCTGGTTTGAAAGCTCGTGATCGACCTGAGTTCTCAGATCGTCGGCTTCGATTGCATACCCGCCGTTGCCGTCGTCCGGTGCGTAGTTCACCAGCCCATCAAAGAATCGTGCAAAACGCATGCTACCCTTTTCGCTTTCTGCCGCGCTTCGGCTTCAGTGCCTTGGCTGCCACGCTGAGTGCCTCAGCAGGATCCAGATCCTGCTCCGCCAGGCTCTCGCCAACGGACCTGTCAGTACCAGAAAAATCGCCTTCTGGCACAGCGGTTTCCACAGGCTCCGCGGCGACCTCCTGAGCTCGTTTTGACGACTTAACGACGGGCCTAGGGGGATCCGCCAGGTTGAACGATTCGCGGGGTCTGCGCCTCATGCTGCGACTGTATCACGTCTAGCCGAATGGCAAACGGTTTGAACGCCGCGGGCCTCGGCGGCGTGGCCGCTTCGCCTCAAAGAGCGTATTCCATCCGTGCGACAACGCATCCACCTGATCATCGACCTTTGCCGCAGGGCTGAAATCCGTGAGCTCGTCCATGAACTCCTCGGCCCATTCGACATCCGTGGGAACGTGGATCCGATCCTCGCTCCACGCGCTACCTGCCGCCTGCGCGCGTTGCCACTTGTCACCGACAGGCACGATCTCCAGGACTTTCAGGCGCGGCGCCTCCATGCGCATGATTTGCGGCACGGCCTTGAATGCCCCAACAGACTCGACGCCAACAGCAACCCCCCACCACTGCTTCTGCATGCGAAGGAGGTGCTTCACAAGGTGTGGGACCTGCAACTGCATGCGGAAGTGATCGATCACCCACATCTCCATGTCCTCGGCGTAGCCCTTGGCTGCGCACACCACCACAGCCGAATAGTCGGCGCTCTGCTTCTCGCTGGCAGCCGGATCGCAAGAAATCAGGATGCGGTGGCCGTCCAGTTTCCAGTCCGCCATCTTGAACCGGCTGGGGTGGTCCTTAAAAATCTGTTTTCCCTTGGAGATCGGGGCCTGCTGGTACAGCGAGCTGAAGCCATAAGGGCCCATGATAGACCGGATGCCGTGCAGCTTCTTGGCGGGGAACCGCTCGGGCCAAAGTGCTTCGCCGACTTCGCGATCCAGCGGGTCGTCCTTCTCAGCAAGTGCCGGCAGCCGTATGCGCTCGAAGTTGATTTTCTCGCCCGTCGCTGGGTCCTCAAAACCCTTCAGCACGCGCCCTGCCAAGTCGTCCTTGTGCCAGCGCGTTTGAATGATCAAAACGCTGCATTCGTCCTCTAGGCGAGTCCAGAACGTATCCGTGAACCAGTCCCAAACCTTGTCGCGCAACAGCACGGACTCGGCCTCGGCGCGGTCCTTGTGCGGATCATCGATCACGGCAACACCAGTTAGCCCTTTGCCGGTGATGCCGCCCCCGATCGATGTCGCCAGAAAGCTTCCGCCCTCCTCGGTTTCCCAGAACGAGACGGCCTGGCTGTCCTGCTGTAGCTTGACTCCAGAGGCGCGGGCCAAGCGGCGCGCGATCCTCGACTTCTCCAGCGACAGCGACTCGGCATAGGCGATGAACGCGTTCCGCAAGCTCGGGTCCAGCATCATGCGCCAACCGAAGCCGTGCAGGGCCGTTGTGGTCTTGGCGTGCCTTGGCGGCAACTCGATCACGGCATAGACTGGCCCATGTCTGGTTCGCTCCCACACGTCCATCAGCGGGTTTAGGTGCCGGGGTGGCGGCAGCCGCGGGCTGATGCGATTGATGTAATCACGGAACGGCTCGGCCTCCTCCTCGTATTGGAGGAGCTCCGCCAGGCGCGACTCGGCGTCTGTGTTCCACTCCTGGCTCACGCGTCAGTTATTCCCGGCGCAGCCTTCGATCCCGAAGCTTGAAAGCCGTACATCCTCGCAGCATAGCATCAGGACAGCCTGTAGTATGG